ATAGCTGAAAGTATATCTTTCAATATTGTTTTTATCTTGACATATCACCGCTGGATTTTTCATTGTATTTATTCAAGCACAATGAAGATGAATTGTCAAGCAATGGGGAAGATCAGAGGGCTGGTATTTTGAAAAAAGCAGTGCTAAAATAGGAAATAGAAAATGGGAAAGGAAGGTGTTTATGATAACAGAAGAAGAAAAAATTTTTGCCGGAAAGATGTTTGACCCAAGAAAACAGGAATTAAAGGACATTAAGCATAAAGCCCATATTGCCTGTCAGAAATATAATACCATGGATGAATATGATCCTGAAAGAAGTCCCATCATTCAGGAGTTCATTGGAAAAATTGGGAAGGTGTACTATTTTCAGGGACCTATCCAGTTCAATTATGGCTCTCATACGTTTATTGGAGAGAACTTTTTTGCCAATTTTAATCTGACAGTCATGGACGATGCACGGATTTATATTGGGGATAATGTATGCTTTGGTCCCAATGTTTCCCTGATGGCAACGTCCCATCCACTGATTGCCCAGGAAAGAATGGGACTGGATGATGAGGGAAAAACCACTATGGCGGAATATGCCGATGAGATTCACATTGGGGATAATGTGTGGATCGCCTGCAATACCGTTGTCATTGGCGGTGTGCATATTGGGAATAATGTTGTCATTGGTGCAGGAAGCGTAGTTACAAAGGATATCCCTGATAATTATCTGGCTTACGGAAATCCCTGCAGACCCATTCGTCCCATTACAGAAGCTGACAGCAAAAAGTCTTTGATTTTGCCAGAGGATATGGAACATTTTTCCTATAATCTGAAAAAATTCGAGAAATAAATATCATGAAAAAGACATGGAGAAAATGTATTCTTTTCCCAATACTTGTCCGTTTTTATCATAGAAAAATTGTTTTTTGCATAGGATAGAACAAAAACGGAGGGAAGATTATGCAATTTTTCCGTGCGATTCATTTGAAGAAGAAGTATGTCATTTTAGGTGTATCAGTATTGGCTGCCATTGGCTTAGGTGCGCATTTTCTACCGCCTGTGGCAGAATACACTTCAGCGGTGCTGACGGCACAGACAAAACGGGAATTACCCATTTACTGTGTGCAGACAGATAAAAAAAAGGTGGCAATCAGTTTTGATGCTGCATGGGGTGCGGACGATACAGATGAGTTGCTACAGATTTTAGACGACAATGATGTGACGGCAACTTTTTTCCTTTGTGGGTATTGGGTGGATAAATATCCAGAAGAGGTGGAAAAAATTGCTGCCGCAGGTCATGATTTAGGCAATCACTCAGCAACGCATCCCCACATGAGCACTTTATCGTCAGAACAAATTACACAGGAATTGCAGGGATGCCATGAGGCAGTAAAAGAGTTAACGGGGATTGACATGAATTTATTCCGCCCACCATTTGGAGAATATAATGATAACGTTATCCGAACAGCAAAGGAAAATGGGTATTATTCTATCCAGTGGGATGTGGATACATAAGAAACAAAAAGAAAAGAGGAAAAGCGATTGCTTTTCCTCCTTTTATTTGAACCGAACATCCACACCATCCTCACTCAAAACCACCCGGTCAATCATACTTTTTGCAATATCCCGCCGGTCTTCAAAAGACATGTTTTCCCAATCTTCCGCAGTAAAAGGAATGATTTCAACGGCATTGAATTCCGTCAGTGCTTCTGAATACTGATGAATCAGGAGCTGCTTTTCCCGGTGGAGGGTTTCGATTCTGCGGTTGATGTATTCCGCAGAAATTTGGCTGACGTTTTCCAGTGTGGAAATCAGATTTTCGATTTTGTTGTCAATGTCTGCGATTTTCTGTTGATGTTGTTTGATGACATTGTTTTCCCGTTTTTCTCTTGCCAGATGGTAGGCTTCCGCTTCTTGGATGAGCCGTGCCTGCACTTGCGCTTCGATCTCTCGAACTCGATGGGTCTGCTTTACGTCACAGCACTTATGGAGATATTTTCCAGAGCATACAAAGTAGGGGATAGGACCTTCTTTTGTTTGACCGAACCGTACGGAAAAGGCATAACCACAATGACCGCATTTCACAAGCCCTGTGAGCCAGGAATGTTTCCCTTTGCCGCTGTTTTTAATCTGCCGATTTTTGGACAGCTTTTCCTGACAATAGAGAAATGTGCTGCTGTCTACGATGCCGCTATGGTGCCCGACGGCAAGGAGGTGGTTGGAGACGTCTTTATATTTTCTCTCGCTGGCATCTCGTTTGCCCACAAGGATACAGCCGTGGGTGCCGTCAAAATCCTCTGGTTCATTTGCCATGATGGCGCCTTTGGATTTGTAGTAATTGTAAATGGCAATATCCGCTTGAACATAAGCGGGATTTTTCAATATGCCGGAAAGTTTCACACTGTCAAAATTGACGCCGCCTGCAGAAAGGGCACCGCTGCGGATCAGGACTTTTTGCACATCAGCCAAACTGGTATAAGGCTGGGCATATGTATCAAAGATTTGGGATACGATTTCCAGATCAGCATTGGGTTCATAAATGGTGGCTTTCTTGCCATCCAATGTGGTACGCACCAGATCGAAGCCATAAGCGGCAGGACCGCCGCCCCAGGCGCCTTTTTTGACACGGGCATAATAGTTGTCCCGGACACGTTCGGCGATGGTTTCACGCTCTAATTGGGCGAAAACAACGATGATATACAGCATGGCACGTCCCATAGGAGTAGAAGTATCAAACTTTTCTGTGGCGGAAACAAAGGAGATGCCGTTATTTTCCAGCACGTCGATGAAGTCGGCAAAGTCCACGATGGAACGGCTGATTCTGTCCAGACGATAGACCACCACTTTTTCGATCTGACCCGTTTGGATGTCGTGCATCATTTCGGTAAAAGCGGGGCGGTTGGTATTTTTGCCGGAATAGCCGCTGTCCTCATAGATTTTGCACTCTTCCGAAAAGATTTCCCGTTTGGCAAAGGCTATCTGGCTTTCGATGCTGATGCTGTCTTTTTTGTCGATGGATTGTCTTGCGTAAATAGCTACCATACAAAAGACCTCCTTTTCCTATATTTAGGGTATAGCAAAAAGAGCGGTCTTATGATACAATACAGTTGCTAAGTGTGGTTGTATTTTACGACCGCTTTATGAAATTCCCTTTCCTGCGCCAACAGGAGAGGGGATTTTTTTTGATTTATTCAGTTACTTCAGTTTTCACGGAAATATTCTGCCAGATCTTCCAGCACTGGCAGAAAGCGGGTAGAAATATCTTTGGCGATTTTTGCCGCGATCCAGTCATCGTATATATGAGAGGTGCGGTTTCTGGATTCCAGCATGTCCAGCCAGACGCTTTCGTCGTTGATCATTTGATTCCCGTAAGCGGTTTTCAGCACCTGCTTAGGAAAATTCAACTCATTTGCAACGCCCTGATCCAGCAGGTATTCTTTTGCGGCTTTCCAGGAAAGCTCAAAAGTAAATTCAAAACGCTGGATCATACCATCCCGAATGACATCATTATTGGGATGTTTCAAATGTTCTTCCACTGCTTCCCGCAGCCGTTGTACTGCCTGCAGGAAATTAGCAACTTTTTTCATATAAAATGACACCATCCTTTTCAATGTTTTGGATCAGTTCTGGATTTGTATCTGGTGTGATATGAACCAGATCGAATTCCAGAAGGGTAGGCAGGTCGTCTATATCAGACCAGAAAGACGACTGGTCTTTTTCTGAAATCCCGTATATGGCAAGATCGATATCACTGCGTTCTTTGTGGTCGCCTCTGGCACGAGAACCAAAAAGAACGATTTTATCCGCATGGTATTTTTCGCCAAGAAGGGCGATGCGTTGGTAAAGTGCGTCCATAACATTTTCCTTTCTTATTTCACTGCACTCAAAAAAGCAATGGCTTTTCCAATGATGCGGACTTTATTCATATCTTCTTCAAAGAATATCATGTCCTGATAGTTGGGATTTTCCGCACAAAGACGGATCTTATCATCAGAAACATAAACGCGTTTTAAGGTTGCGTTGCTTTCAGTACAGTCATCCATCAGGACAGCGGCAATTTCACCATTTTCCACTTTGTCCTGTTTTCGTATGAATACAATATCACCATCCATAATGCGTGCATTGATCATGCTGTCCCCTTGGCAACGAAGGGCGAAGTCTGCGTGAATATCAGAATCCATATCTACATAAGCTTCAATATTTTCCGTTGCTAGGATTGGTTCCCCACAGGCGATTGTGCCAAGGAGGGGGACTTTTTTTGTTTTTGGAATGGGTATGATATTAGATGCAATTAGTATTTGAGATGTATCTTGTCTTTCCATTGGAACGTCATAACCCATAAGCCATGCTTCATTAACATTTAAAGCTTCAGCAATTGCTTTTATGGTAGGTCTTTTTGGTTTTCTGCTGCCGGAAGCATACATTGAAATTGCCTGTTTTGATAATCCAATTTTATCAGCTAAGGATGTTGCAGTTATAGAAGTTTTATCATTTAAACATTTTCTCAATCTTTCGTGAAAGGTGCCTACTATTTTATCTGACATACAATCAATCCTTTCTTTGTTGGTTCAATTATCACACATAATGTTCACAATGTCAACGAAAATGTAGAGATAAAATGGAAAAATGTTCACAAAGTGGTTGACATATAAAAAAACATGTGGTAAATTCAAAGTACACAATGTGAATATTGAAAGAGGGTGATAAAATGAACAGAGATAAATTTAGGGGGTTGGTTTATTCTAAATATAAATCGATGCAAGAATTTTCAACAGCCATTGGATGGCAAAGAAATAAAACAGCCCGTATTATGAATGGGGTACAGGAACCTAATAGCGAAGAAATGAGAACAATTGCGGAATTGTTCCACTTGTCATCAAATGAATTCATTGATATTTTTTTTGAAAATCAGTTCACAAAGTGAACCATTAAGCAAAAAAGAATGGTGAGATGAATGGATAAAGAAAACCACACAAGAAGAAAAATGCTAACAAATTTTATTTTAGAAAACTGGATAAATATTGTTGTATCAGTGGTAACAACCATTTTATGCCGCTTATTACTAGGTTGGTAATAATGGTGACAAGAATAGGAGTCCAAACATTTTTTAGCCAAATATCTTTTTTTTGTTGTTTTTGAGATGTTTCATAATCCTGCAACGCTTTTTTACCAAGTGTTGTGATGGAAAAAATACCGAGACATCTGTGCTTTGTAATACAACCGTCATTATAGGTTTCAAATTCCTCGTGAAGACATTTTGTGTTTTCGATAGGGATACTGAAATTTGTTGATTGTCTAAATTCAGGAGTTGACAAAAATCGGATTCTATATTCTAAAGCTTCAACATTGGGTAAATGTTTCGCAGCATCCTCGATGCTGGAAGGACTGTTTTCTTTGAAATATTTTAAAATCTGATAATCAACTTCAGTTAAATCTTCAATATACATACAAAAATCCTTTCTGAGATACTTGGCTGCGGCAACAGCCTGTAATTTAAGAATAGGAGAACAGAAGGGAAAAGTCAAGGAAAGGGGTGTACGGATATAAATGGATAAAGAAATCAAAATTACAGTAAGAGTAAAAGATGCGGAGAAAGTATTGTCAGAACTGAAAAGAGCAAACGAACTTTTGAAAGAATTGGGAAATATCTTTCAGAGATATGATGGTTTAGCAAAAGGTTTAGAACTGGAACTTGTGCCAGCACATGAAGATATGCTGGCACAGGAGTTTATGCATTCTTCAAAAAATCAATGATCTCTTTTTTAAAAGAATCAAGAGCATAGAAAGTTTGTCTGCCGAGCTCACAAAGGTCACTGCTGTTAACAGGGTCAGAACTGCCTTCTGGAAATATTGATCTAATTCTTTCGGAATAATCAGACAAAACATTATCTAAAGAATGTTCCAGTTTTTTTGTTTCCATCGGTTATCTCCTTTCATAAATATTTGGCTGCGGCAACAGCCTGTAATTTCAGGATAAGGTAGGAAAAGCAAATTGTCAATGTGTACAAATCAGCGAAAGCCCATAAAGCATAGGACAAACCGTCAACCACATACACTGCAACAGGAGGTGTTACATATGTCGAAACCCAAAAAGGAATACCGTGTGACCGTATCTTATTGTGAGAAAACCCCGGAGGAAGCAGAACGCCTCCGGCGGCACATCACCAATGTACTGTATGACAAAAAAATGCTGAGTCTCCAGCGGCAGAAAGAAAAAGAAGCCATGGCGGCGCAGAAGGCATGACGGGACTTCGGTCCTGCCAGTGGACAAGCATAGAAAGGAACCAAAGATGTTAAAACCGGGATATCGGTATGTGGTTTGCGGCGACTGCGGCAGAATCTGGAATATTGCCAAAGAGCAGGACACCAGACACGGATATCTTTGCCCGCAATGTACATACAAGCGTCGCATGGAGAGGAGGAAAAAAGATGGACAAGCTCAACATTACGCTGCTGGTAGTAATCGGAGTGCTGGTTTTGTTTCTGGGAATTGCGCTGGAAGAAATCAAAGCCCTGCAACAGGACAAGCGTGACTGGAAAAACCGCTATTACGCAGCGGCACAGATCAGAGCCAAAGACAGAATTTGACAAGATGAACAGTAGGAAGTGAATCTATGAAATTTTCAGACATTACGAAAGTAGCGAAACGATTCCGCTATGCCGTCATTGTAACAGATGCTGGAAACAATCAGTGGTGTCATACGGGAGCGGCTGCCTACAAATTGGAAGGGCTGCCATACCTGACAGCAGACGATTTCCTAAACATTATTGGCATAGCGGAAGCGAAAAAATGCAAGTGGTATCTGGGCGATCGGCAGGATGAAGCGGGACTTTTCAAAATAGATCGTTTGGGAGAGCAGGAATTGAACGGAGATATGGCTGGTGTAGCCATTTTGTATAACGGACATAAGCTGATGCCTTTTTATCTGGCAGAAGGTGTTGTTTGGCTGGATGTGGATTTGCTGGTGCCGGTGCTGAACGGAAAAACGGAATACCTTCGTTTTTTCCTGCGGAATCAGAACGGCAGGCGTACCATTGCCGTCAAAGACGGCCTGGTATTGATTGCGGTGATTGGGGAGTTCCACTTAGACCAAGGCTTATACGAACATGTGAAATTGATGTGGCAGCAATGCCAGATACAGGGAGTGGAGGTGGAATCCCATGAAGACAGTGACGATGATGCTGATTGAGGAAACAGGAGCAAAGATTATCAAACAAAATCCTGCCATGGAGGAAATGGCAGCAAGAATCGGAGCGGTGGGCAGAATGGACATCATTCCCATGCGCCCAAACTTTGACCAGATCTATCTGGCATTTGATATGGCGAAAAATCCAGATGGTCCTATGTACGACGGCTGGGAAGGAGAACGGAAGCTCATTGTGGGAAAAGGGATTTTGTTTCGCATGGCAGGTATGCGGATTTGGGACTTGCCATTGGAAGATGGAGAAAAAGCGGCGGAGCTGGTGGAAGTCAGAGGAGAACAGCTGGCATGGGACAAGCTGTGATGGACATAAAAAAATCCCTATGGCGGGAACCACAGGGAAAGGGCATCGGGAAATGCCCAAGATACATCTGTAAAAAGCATAGCATAAATATGGAAATTTTTCAAGCGTTCTGACGGTTTCGGCTGTGAGAACGCTTTTGTAAAGAGAGGTGCGGGAGCCTCTTGGAACCTTGATAAAGAGATTATATTTACGACCACGGAGGGGAGTATATGCCAAGATACATCAAAAAGATATGGAGCGGGGATGTCTACGAAGCAGAGGAATACTATTCCAGACGGAAAATCAACAAAAGCTGTCTGCGGGGACCCAATGAAAACGGAAGCAGTGCGGAGCAGCAGGAACGGAATCTGAAATATGCCCGAAAAAAACTGGCAAGAAAAATCAATGCCAATTTTGGAAAGGGAGATTTGTTTTTGACACTGACCCATAAACAGCATGTGGGATATGGAGAAGCCAAACGACAGCTGCAAAATTTTCTGAAGCGTCTGAAGCGGAAACGGAAGAAAATGGGGCTGCCGGAACTGAAATATGTGGCAGTGACAGAAGCGGAGGATAAGCGTGCTCATCACCATCTGGTGGTAAGCGGTACCGATCTGACCGTTGACCAGTGGACGGAACTGTGGGGACAAGGGCGGATCATGATTTCCCGTTTGGAACCGGATGGAGATTATACGGGACTGACCAGATACATCACCAAAGAATGTCCTCTGGATCATTCCAAACGATGGAGCTGCTCCAGAAACCTGGTGGAACCAAAAGTGGAAGTGGTTCCTATGAAAGATGAAAAACCAAAACAGCGGCTGCGGGTACCAAAGGGGTATCGGGAAGTGGAACGCTATGAATACACATCTGAAGAAAACGGGATGTTTCGCTACATAAAAGCCATCCGCAATGGCGGGGCTGATTATGGGGAAGGAAAGGAGCAGGAATCATGAAACAGAGAAAAGGAAGCCATTCATGGAGCATTTTGACGGGAAAGGAAAAAAGATGCTTTGTGACAGGCAGGACAAGCTGTTTGCAGAAACACCATATTTTCCATGGAAATGGAAAGCGGAAGATTTCTGATAGACACGGCTTTTGGTGTTATCTGGTGCCAGAGGTACACCTTGCGGGGCTGGGTGGTTTGCATGCGTACCCAGAAAGTGGTCTGGATCGGGCTTTGAAGTGTATCTGCCAGAGGGAATTTGAGAAAACACATACCAGAGAAGACTTCATTGCCCTGATTGGGAAAAATTACATATTGCTGGATTTGGAAGAAGCGGTGCAGCGGAAAGCGGAAATGGAAAGCATGGTGGAGGAAAGCGGATTGAAACAGTACAAGATATTCTGCATGTTGAAATATGGGGCATTGCCAGTGAATGACTGTTGGCTATGTGAATACGAAAGCCAGTTTGTGGAAGAAATGGATTTGTGCATTCATGGGGAGGAGGATGGGTTTTGGCTGATGTGATGAAAGAATACGCTGTGGAAATCTCTGTGAAATTTGTGATCAAAGCAGAGGATGAAAAGGAAGCTGCTGTTTTTGCGGCGGCAGAAATTGAAGAGTGTGACGGTGTGGAAAGCGGAACCATTACAGCGATATATGAACTGGGAAAATAGACCATTTTCTTGAGGTCACGAAAAAGCAAAGGAGGAAAAAGTATGTGCAAGCCATTATATGCGGATGCCATTGCTTATTTTGAAAAGCTGGAAAAGCAGTATGATTATCAGGCGAATAAGGCAAAGTGGCAGGGACGCAGTGAACAGGAAATCGAAAATATCCAGCGGAAAAAGGAATATGCAAGGCTGGCAGTGGAGGCACTGCGGCAAATGGAGGGGTGAAGTATCAATGAATAAGGTGGAATTGCTGGGCAGACTGACTAAAAATCCTGAGATACGGTATGCCGAAGGAGAAAATCCGGTTGCCGTTGGGCGGTACACATTGGCAGTCAACCGAAGATGGAAGAAGGAAGGCGAAGCGGAAGCGGATTTTATCCCGTGTGTCACATTCGGGAAGTCTGCCACTTTTGCGGAAAAGTATTTCTCCAAAGGGCAGTTGATTTGCATTGTTGGACGACTGCAGGTGCGGAACTGGATGGATAAAGACGGCAATAAAAGAAGAAATATGGAAGTGGTTGTGGAAGAACAGCACTTTGCAGGCAGTAAAAATGAGAATCAGGAGCCGAGGAGAGAACCAGCGCAGGATGGGTTTTATCCCATAGACGATATCGAGGACGATGATCTGCCATTTTAAGGGGTGAAGGTATGAAACAAATGAATTTACTGGAAGAATTGATTGTCGATAATTTTGCAGGCGGCGGTGGTGCCTCTACTGGAATTGAGCTTGCCACTGGACGTCCAGTGGATATTGCCATAAACCATGACCCAGATGCCATTGCTATGCACAAGGCGAATCACCCTTACACCACACATTATTGTGAATCGGTTTGGGATGTAGATCCAAAGAAAGTGTGCAGAGGAAGAAATGTAGGGCTTGCCTAGTTTTCGCCGGACTGCAAGCATTTTTCAAAAGCAAAGGGCGGTAAGCCTGTTGACAAAAATATTCGAGGGTTGGCGTGGATTGTGCTGAAATGGGCTGGTACGGTGCGTCCTAGAGTGATCATTCTGGAAAATGTGGAAGAATTCCAGACATGGGGACCTGTAAGAAAAGGAAAACCAGTCAAAAGCAGAGCGGGAGAAACATTTCGGAAATGGAAAGAGCAGCTGGAAAGCCTTGGGTACTGCATAGAGCACAGGGAACTGGTAGCGGCAGATTATGGAGCGCCTACTATACGAAAGCGTTTCTTTCTGATTGCACGATGTGACGGAAAGCCCATTGTATTTCCAGAAAAGACGCATGCGCCGGCAGGCAGTGAAGAAGTGAAAGAAGGCAGGAAAAAACCATGGAGAAGTGCGGCTGAGGTCATTGACTGGTCCCTGCCATGTCCTTCTATTTTTGATACATCAGCAGAAATCAAAGAAAAATACGGTATTCGTGCGGTGCGTCCGCTGGCTGTGAATACCATAAAAAGAATTATCAGAGGGCTGGACAAGTTCGTATTAAATACCTCTGCGCCATTCTTGGTTATGGTAAATCATACGGGAGAGTTCAGAGGACAGGAAATAACAGATCCGGTGCAGACTGTCACAGCAAAGAATGGATATGGTTTGGTATCGCCAGTTTTGGAACCATATTCGATTTGGACGGTTTCTAATACCAGCAATGCGACGGGACATGCCGCAGATTCCCCCATAGATACCATACGGACAGGCGGCGGAGGTGGACAGATGCTTCTTTCTGCGGCAATGACAGCCATAGGACAAACGGGTTTCTCAAAAGATCGTTCTTATAGTGTAAAAGAGCCTGTCAGAACAACGGTTTCCAAGGCAGAGCAATGCTTACTTATGCCTTCGCTGGTACAGTATCACACAGAACAGTCGGAAAAAGTGAGAGGGCAGAAAGTAACAGAACCGCTGATGACACTGGATGCATCCAACCGTTATGGAGTTTCGGCGGCATATCTTACAAAGTACTATGGCAACGAAAAAGGCGGTATTTCTGCTGCTGATCCATTGCATACGGTAACGGCGAAAGACAGGGAAGCGGTGACAGTAGCATTTCTTTCAAAATTCTATAAAACGGGTGTTGGGCAGGACACATCAGAGCCACTCCATACCGTTACAACGTCTCCAGGACATTTCGGTTTGACCATTGTCAAATTGGAGAGAGAAAATACAGAGCTGGGACACTGGAATGAGATCAGGAAATTACTCAATCAGTATGCTGACTACGAAATCGGATGTGATGAAATCCTGCTGATTTCCATAAAAAATCAAAAATACTTTATCAGTGATATTGGACTGCGTATGCTCACACCAAAAGAGTTATATGCGGCAAATGGATTTCCTGCTGATTACATCATCGATAAGGATTATGACGGAAAAACCTATGGAAAGACAAAGCAGGTGGCAAGATGCGGTAATGCAGTGCCGCCGCCATTTGCGGAAGCCATTGTCCGGGCTAACCTGCCAGAGATGTGCGGGGAGAAAATTGGAAGTATGGAAGAATTACGGAATGTTATGACAGGATAGGATGACAGTATGAAAACATTGATCAAATACCCAGGAAGTAAATGGAGAATTGCAGAATGGATCATATCATTTTTTCCAGAACATCACAGCTATTTGGAACCGTTTTTCGGAAGTGGTGCCGTGCTTTTCAACAAAGAAAGAAGTCACATCGAAACCATAAATGATATGGATGGGGATGTGGTGAATTTTTTCGACTGGGTAAAGCGTGACCCGGAACGGCTGGCAAGTGCGGTATGGAAGACACCATATAGCAGAAAAGAATACGACAGATCATTTCAAAAGTCAAAGGATGATTTTCAAAGAGCGTTGTCATTCTGTGTAAAACTGAACATGGGACATGGGTTCCGGACGTCCGGTGGAAAAGTAGGATGGAAAATGGATGTGCAAGGAAGGGAAAGAGCGTATGCACTGAGAGACTGGAACCAATTCCCGGAACGGATCATAGAGGCTGCGGCCAGATTGAAAGAAGTACAGATCGAATGTAGACCGGCACTGGATGTGATCAGGAGATTTAATTTTGAGAATGTTCTCATATACGCAGATCCACCATATCTGCTTGAAACGAGATATGGGAAACAGTACAGGAAGGAAATGTCAGAGAAAGACCATATAGAGTTGCTGGAAGTGTTGATGGAAAGTAAAGCAAAAGTGATTTTAAGCGGCTATGAAAGCAGTATATATGACAAAATGCTGGATGGCTGGCAGAAAGAATACATAGACAGTATCACACAAAATGCGAAGAAAAAAAGAAGAGAAGTTATTTACATGAATTTTATGCCAGAAAAGCAGATGGAGTTATTTTGAGGAGTGGACTATAGTCAATAAAGTGGACACAATTTATAAAGAAAAGTGCCGAGTACAACTGCTTAGTGCTGTGCCCAGTAC